TCGTAATATCTAAACTCAGCCAAAGAGCTGCCCCATGGATCGTCACTACGAAAGACCTTTGCCTGAGACGATCACAACAATTCTGGATGATGGCTGTATTGCCATTTCAGTGGGAGACTTCACTGGGGTAGTCAGTTCAATGCACCTGATCGAGCCCAAAGCTCATCAACTACAGAGTGCATGGCTGGCCCGTGAATCTGAACTAGCCGATGCTCGCTGACACACAGAATGCCCTCGCCGGACTACGCCGCTGGACCCTGGTCCGTGATGACACCGGCCCGCACCGTGTTTATCGCGATGAGTCCGGTAAGTCTTACGCCTCAGTTACCCACATCCTCAAAGAAACCTCACCGCAATGGCAAAAAGATGCACTTAATCGATGGATTCAAAAACCAGGATCTGCCCTGGAGCGTGATATTGCCTGCCAGCGCGGGACTCTGGCTCACGATCACGCGGAGTACGTCCTTAAGACAGCGGCGAAACTCGCGCGTAATAGCGCTAACAAGCGAGGAAGCTGGAGGACTGGAGATGACGGCCTGGAACGTGCCCCCAAGGGAATCACTACCTGGGCCATCGAAAAAGCCATCCAGGGGGCTCCTAGGGTCTCCTGGAGCGCCTCTGGCTACGCCCGAGGTCTACGGACTTGGATCGGAGAGAACGTAACCGCCATTCACGCCATCGAGTTCTCCGTGCATGACCCACGAGGCTGGGCTGGAACGGCTGACGCTCTGCTGGACGTGGACGGCGCGTTATGCATTGCCGACTGGAAAACCAGCGTGAACGCACGAAGCGAGGATATGTTGGCTAACTACATCTGCCAGGCTGGAGCGTATTCCCTGGGACTCCAGACCCTGACTGGGATCAAGCCGAAGACCGGAGCCATTGTGGTGGCACGCCGCAGCGGGGCACCGCAAGTGCGCTTGCTCAATGAGTTAGAATTACGTGGGGCGGAGTGTCAATGGCTGGAGAGAATGGATATATGGAACGCCCAGCAAGCCCTAAAGAACTAGAAGAATCCCTGGCACGTATTTACACAGGTAAAGCCAACGTGGCTTTACAAGCTCAAGAACTAAACATGCCCCTGGAACATCTCAAGCAGGTATTCCGGAGATATGTTGCCGCACGCCCCATCGATATAAACGATGAGGACGTGTGGCTAGGTGCCCTGGAACTAAGTTGGCCTTACGCCTGAACAGCTGGCTCTACACACTCCTCCATGGCACGTGTTTCGTAGTAACGCTTTAACCGTAAACACTCGTTGGCTCTGACAAAGTTACCCAACTGTTCAAAAATAACTGCCCTAGCTGCTTCGTACCGAATCGCAGTAGGTATGAGTTCGGTTGGAACGCGACTACCCGCTGGTGAATGCTTGCTTCCGTTGAGTCTGCTGCTCATGATTGGCTTTCTCGGGTTTTGATGTAAGTGTGGATCTTGTCCTGAAGTTTTGCCATTTGCCTGGCACGTGCTGAATCAGCCCACCCACTTTTTTCGAAGACTGCAAACTCCCAGTAAAGGGAGTCCGCGAGTAGGTGAAGCTCCTGGAGCGTGAAGGTGTTGAGCTTCATTTTGCTGGCTCCACTTTGAGGCCACAAGATCTGGCGGACTTGTATCCCCTGGGGCGTTTCTTGTGTACTTTGTGGAGCGTCCAAGAAGCCTTCGGATCGTCGAATCCGTTGATCTTTTTCAGCTCGTCCAAGCGTTGGAACGCTTGCTGTTCATCCACGGCTTCCACAGACCACTCCATGCGGTAGTGGGTGGAACGGAAGGCGAAATACTGCGTCATTTGAGGTTCGGATTGCGGTCTGCGGGTGATGGGACGGAGCGTTCCCAGTCGTCTTGCTCCTGTTCGATTTGCATCTGCTCTAATTCCTCTTCGGTGTAAAGCTCGAAGGGGAGTGGAGCGTCGTCAATGTCGGGGTAGTTCATGCGAAGGGGGAAACGGATTCGGTGTTGTAGCCCTGCCATTTTTTGGCGGTATCGATCGCCTTAATGAGCTGGCACACTTGCTGGTCATTGCCCTTAGCGATGGCGAGATCTAAGCGGTGCTGGAGCATTGCCAGCACTGCTACGGGATCGCAAGGGCTTTCGTCATCAGCTGGTCCGTCATCGGAAACCTGGATTTCCTGTTCGGCTGCAGTGATGTCGCTATACGCTGTGGAGCGTGAAACGAAATACCGGGCGCTGATCATGGTTGCCAGCGATGCGACGGGGATGCCGCGTTCAAGCATCGCCCGCGCATAGCTGAGACGGTGCTGGATTTCTACCTGGGACGCCATCACTTTTCGGCTCCATAATGCATTGATCCGGGAAACTGACGACTGTCTGCCGAAGTAGTGGTCGTGTACTCCAGACCCATAGCCCCAGCGAAGCGTTGCAATAGTTCGGTGTCTTCCCTGGAGCGATACGGCGAGCCGTGAATGCTGGCGAGGAAATCGACGACAGCGTTGGAGATCACCCCAGGATCAGAACCAAGTTGGACCGTGGTCCGATCTTCGGTGTCCCAGTGATCGAAACCCGCGACGCGATGCCGGGTAATTTCGATGCGTGGGACGTCGGCGAATGTGTGCACTCTTTCGGTGCGGTCGGTGTAGTTCATGGATGGAACAAAACTGGATTTTTTGGAAAGTTGGACGATCAGTCCCAGAAGTTGCCAATTTTGAATTCAGCGACCCACATGCGGGCGATGACCTCAGCAGCTTCAAGCCGAGCGGCTTTAGGGAAGATGTCGTGCCAAGCGTCGGCCATGCTTCCGTGCTCGCGGTGGTATTGCTTGGCCGCAGGGGTCAGGCAATACTTTTCGATTGAGTGGATCGCGAGATCTAGAGAGAAGTTGCCGCGCTTCCAATGCTTGGACAAGTTTTTGATGACTGGCGCGTACCAAATTTCTGTATTGGTCGCGTACAGCTCAAGTTCGTGGGCGGCGTCTGAAAGGGTCATGGGTGAGCCTCTTTAGTTGGTGGAATGTTTAGCGCTTGGCTTGCGCTTTGATGAGTTGGAAGCGGTAGCGGCTGGGGTCTTCCCCGTTGCGCTTAGCCACTGCCATCAGGTATTCAATGCGGGCCACTTCAGCGTTGGCAACGCTTGAGGAGTGGACCGAGGTGAGCCAAGGAGACTGAGCCATGTGTGGGCTTTGTTCAGTACTCCCACAGTGTAGCACATAGTGAAGGGCATGTGTCAACCCCTAGCGCCTAGCGGGTTGATGTGGGCCGGTTAGTATTAGGGAAGGTCCCTGATTCGCAGCCCGTGGCTGATAACAATCCCGAGGAAAAGAAAACCAGCGTTGGAGATGATGAGTCGAAGCGGTGGCGCAAGGGACGCGGTGCGGCGCACAAAGTAGAAGAGCGCGCGCAGGTTTGTTACGGCTACATCTTGGAAGGTGGGACAAGACACCAGATTGCCGAAAAAGTGTCTTCAAGGTTCAACGTCTCTATGCGCACGGCTCACGACGACTACAAGCGTGCAATGGAGCTGCTTAGGCAGGAACAAACGGGAACGCGTGAGGAATTATTGAACCAACTGCAAGCGCTGCGGCTTGCGACGGTACAGAAAGCCCTTAAGCGCGGCCATTTCCAAACTGTCGCGACACTGCTGGGCGACATGGGCCGTGTAATCGGCGAAGCAGCTCCGGAGCAGCTCGCGCTACAAGTTCCGGAACTTTCTATTCAAATTGAGGACAAAAATACTCCCACAAAGTAGAGCTTACTATGCGGGAGTTTGTGTTACTTAGCGACCGTAAATGATTAGTGCACATTCGTCTGCAGATGTTTTCTCTCGTTGTACACATTCCCGAAAAGTTTCTGCGTCTTCGATAGCAAAAACTAGGGCAAAACTTGCGCAGGCTGAGAGTAAAATAGAGCAGACAGTTACGACAACCAAAGTGTCAGAAACTGGGGAAGAATTGGTGGACATTGTTGTTAGTAACTCGTGGGTGAAGTTAGTGTTAGCAACTGACAGAACTTTCAGTTGCTATGCGTAGCATAGCAGAAAATCTGCTGTGCTACAGTTTACTGTGCCACTGTGTCAGCTGTCACACGGGGGTAGGGTTGCAAAATAGTACACTTGTACCCAAGCGCGGGGAACTTACTGATACATCCCAGGTTATTTGATTGTACTACACTCACCCGGGGGGTAGGGGTTGAAAAAGCAGTTAATGTAATACCTATGACTGTACAAAATGCGCCCCCACTTAGTCTTCGCTGGGCACAGGGGCAAGTATTCACCGACGAACACAGATTCCGCGTCCTAGTCGCAGGTCGCCGCTTCGGAAAGTCATACCTTTCCTGCGTCGAACTTTTGCGTGGAGCGATCAATAACCCCGGCGAAACCTTCTTTTACTGCGCCCCTACCTACCGGATGGCAAAGGATATTGCCTGGAAAGTCCTTAAAAAGCTCGTCCCCAAAGCCTGGATCAAAACTAAGAACGAAACCGACTTGAAATTAGAGCTAGTCAACGGCTCAACCATCGAATTAAAGGGCACAGAGAACGCAATGGCCCTTCGTGGCCGCAGTTTGTCCGGCGTCGTGCTCGACGAAGCCGCATTTATGGACGCCGAGGTCTGGTTCGAAGTCATTCGACCTGCCCTAGCCGACAAACAGGGCTGGGCCCTCTTCATCTCCACCCCGGATGGAACGGCCAGCTGGTTCTACGACCTTTGGTGCTACTGCGAAGATGACCCAACCCACGAATGGAAGCGCTGGTGCTACACCACCATCGAAGGCGGAAACGTCCCAGCCGACGAAGTTGAAGCAGCCCGCGCTCAACTTGATGCGCGCACGTTCCGCCAGGAATTCGAAGCGTCCTTCGAGAACCTAACTGGCCTAGTCGCCATCAGTTTTTCTGATGACAACATCTCCCCTGACGCCAAGGACATCTCCATCCAACCCCTTCTCCTGGGCGTGGACTTCAACGTGGACCCCATGAGCGGCATCTGCGCCGTAAAAGACAAAGATACCCTCTACGTCTTCGACGAAATCATGCTCACAGGCGGCGCAACCACCTGGGATTTTGCAGAAGAAGTCACCCGCCGTTACGGCGTAGACCGCCGCGTCATCGCCTGCCCTGACCCCACGGGTGGAGCGCGCAAAACCAGCGGCGTTGGCGTCACCGACCACGCAATCCTCCGCCGCAGCGGATTCACCGTTCAAACCCCGCGCTCTCCTTGGAAAATCCGCGACAAAATAACCGCCGTCAACACGGGCCTAATGGACGCATCCGGCGCACGCCGCGTAAAAATCCACCCCCGCTGCAAAGAACTCATCAAATCCCTCCGCACCCTCACCTATGCCCCTGGAACGGGCCTACCTAACAAAAATCTTGGGGTGGACCATGCGTTCGATGCTTTCGGGTATCTTGTGTTGCAGCAGTTCAACTTGGCCAAGCCTGAGGCCATGGGAACTACGACATACCGCCTGTATTAAGGATGTTTCGTCCGTTGAATGCGCCTCTCTGCCCAAAGTGCGGCTCCAACGACACCCGCGTTCTCGGAAAATACACATCACAGGACGGCGATTCAGTGCGTTATCGCGCTTGCCGCGACTGTGACCACCGCTGGAGAACCTTGCAACCGCCAGAAGAAGTGCTCGACCCATCAATTCTGGTTAAGTTTCCCCGCTGGAAGTCTCTTGAGGGCAGCAGACGCCAAGTAACCCTGGAATACGTGAACAAGGCCCGTTAAACTAAAGAGACCCCATCACCTATTTGTCATGCCTGGACATTATGGAGGAGGAAGCAAGAAAAAGCCTCCCAAGAAGAAGGGTATGAAGAAGGGCAGCAAGAAGATGTGAGTCTTATGCTGTAAACAACGCACTTT